TAACAGTTAAAGTCTCACTATCTAGATCAATAGCGATAGTACCGCTGTCTGTGGTGATATCGAGGTCTTCAGCAGTAATCTGCGTATCAACATAATCTTTGACTGCAGCACTTGTCGGTAGGGTAGTGTCATTATCGTTAGACCCGATGCCCTCTGATTCCGTAACGATTGAAGCCGCAGCAAAGTCAGCAACCTCAACGTTGCTCAAACTGTTTCCTGTACCGTTAGCGTCGAACGTTTTGTTGGTTAGAGTGTGAGTGCTTGCAGCAGTGGTGACTGTGCTGTCGATAGCGAGAGTAACAGTGTTACTGGTTGCGCTAGAATCGATACCTGTCCCACCAGCAACTGTCAGTGTTTCACTGTCTAGATCAATAGCGATTGTGCCACTATCTGTGGTTATGTCTAGATCTTCTGCTGTAATCTGCGTATCAACATAATCTTTGACTGCAGCACTAGTTGGCAATGTTGTGTCGTTGTCGTTCGATCCAATGCCTTCTGACTCTATAACAATGGCAGAAGCCTTAAAGTTATCCACCTCAACGTTTGACAGCGTGTTGTTGTCAATGTCGAGAGTTTTGTTAGTCAGGGTCTGAGAACCTGTCAGTGTTGCAACGGTGCTGTCGATAGCCAGCGTGACTGTGTTACCTGTTGCGCTAGAGTCAAGACCTGTACCTCCCGCAACAGTCAAGGTTTCGCTGTCGAGGTCAATAGCAATAGTGCCACTGTCTGTTGTGATGTCTAGATCTTCAGCAGTAATCTGTGTGTCTACATATGCTTTGACAGACTGCTGTGTTGGAACTAACGTTGCGCTGTTACTGGACATGTCATCTTCGTCAACAAACGCAGTGATTGTGATGCTTCCGTCAGACAGACTACCATAAGTGACTGTGCCTGTTGTTGTGATAGCAGATGACCCGTTGTCGATTGCACCGAACCCGCTAGTGATAGAACCAGCGTTAAGAGCACCAACAGTTGTTACGTTAGATAAAGTATCTAGAGCCGACTCAAAGTATGTCTCAAAATCAGTTAGAGCAACTTGCACCATTGTACCGTTGTCGTTGACGACTACACGGTCAGCATCTGCAAGCGTCGTGGAGGTGGCGGCAGTGCTACCGTCTACGATGTTGAGTTCCGCAGCGGTTGAACTGATAGCTGTGCCGTTGAAGTCAATAGCGTCTAGATACGCTGTACCATCGATATACAGGTCTTTGAACTGTGCGCCGCTTGTACCAATGTCTATGGTGTTATTTGCGTCAGGTGTCAGGGCTGACCCGAACGTAACGTTGTCAGAAGCTGTTCCAACTACTGTTACTCGTGCACCCTCACCTGCTGTGCCATCGTGATTGTGACCCGTGCTGGCGTTAAATGCAGCTAATATCTGGTTAAATTCGTCATTACTATCGGCAGCGTCAATAACGTCGCCATCCACATACGTTGACTGTCTTGCTGAATATCCTGCCATTTTCTACCTTCTTCCTCCGGGGGTAAATTCTAATTGATATGCTTTGAGTGAGAACGGGAGTAGACCAGAGGTGTCATCTACTCTAACCGCTACTGTAAATCCTGAACCCTCTACTGTCTGCCTTACGAGAGGAGAGCCGGATGAACCATATACCGCTGTCCCATACTTACTTGCTGTCAGACCGTAGATTGCAACAGAGCCACCACTTGTTAGGTCATACGCTGCTGGCTGTGCTGCTGATGATGCGTTAAAATCGTACCTCATACGAAATGTTGAGTTAACTGCACCTTCGTTGTCGTAGTTCCAAACGATACGCTGCATGTTCTTGCGGATACCAGCGTCACCCATGAAGTGTGCCGGGGAGTCGTACACCGCTGATATCGCTGTACCATCAAACGTTCCGCCGGACTCTTGTATGTATACGTATCCGTCGTAGCCTCCGTGTAAAACTGTTTCTACACCGCTGATAAAGCCTGATACACAACACGCTGCTTTTATACCTTTGATGTCAGCGTATTCCCACCCAATACCGCCTTCTACACCTGCCTTGATAACACCTATAAGACCTCGTGCGGATGCTTGTGCTTGGGCTTCCGTAGGGTAGAATAGACGATATTGACTCTTGGATCTGATTACGACAGATGATAGTCTAGCTGTGCCTATCTCGTCGATTCTATCCTGTATTTGTTTGGATACAGTTCCTAGCTCAACGTCAGCAATGCGTTCAGTACCTGCTATGGTACGCAACCCGTCGGGAGCGAGATAGATAAGATCACCGCCTATCTCCTGAACACTAAATCCGTCTAAGCAACCGATGCTACGGGTGACAGGTTGCAGTGCAAAATCAGCTTGGGAGTTACCCTGCACGACATATATCTGATCTTCACAGAATACAAACAAACGTTCACGGAACACTTTGAGCTTTCGTATTGCGCTATCTACTTTGATAGACCCTGCGCCATTAGCTGCTGAAAAGTCGTCCTCATCGAACGGGGAACTAAACACCATCTCTTGCGGTGTTCCCGACATACCTGCATAGAACATGTGGTTCTTAAAGGCAGCAACTCGATTAGCTCCTGCAACAGAACTATCACCTACGTCTGTAACACTACTATTGTCATACACAGAGGGTGCGTTCTGTCCGTCTACCCATATTACTTTTTCTGTGTTATTAAAGTTAAAAACCTCAAACTCGTATCTTCCAGCGGATGTACGCCCTGTATCAATCGATGTCCAACCACTACCCGACCCTTTGTATACTGCAGTTCCTTGTGCGGCAATAACTTGATCTTTGTAGATTGCTACGCCTAGTATAGTTCCGGATGATCCGCCTACTTGGTTTGAATCATACTTGGTGAAGCCGTTGATGCGACGATAGCCACCTTTGATGTCGGGCTCAAAGTTTTGAAGCTGTGTGGCTGCACCGGGGGGTATTGAGAATGTGTCTCTGTCAAGAACCAGACCACCTCCAAGTCGTACCACAAATGGGCTGATAATTGAGGTATCTGGCATTAGACTGCTCTCATATAGTCTTTACGGTTGATGAGCTCAACTCTCATACGACGCAACCCTTGTTCATAGTCTCTCTGTGCAAACTGTGCAGCTTGTGGATCAGAACGTAAAAGATACGAATAGTATTTTGCTCTGTTGACGATTACGTCGTGAAAACGATCAGGGATAGATGGAGTATCAGTGTTAGCGGCTAAATCTGGTTTTGTTGTGTAGTAAGCGTAGCGAATAGTATAGGTAGACTTATCCGGAGTCGGAGACAAACCAATTTTATCATCTGGTGTGTGGTACACAAACTCTGGTAATCCCTCAGAGCTACCGTCTGGATTGGTGTCTGACTCGTGATACTTGTCAAGGTACTCATCGTAGCTGATGTAGTCGAGTCGTCTCTCAGGTAAACTAGCAGACTCTTGCACAGTAAATGTTGACCACTTCAGTGTTTTAGCGTCAGCTTCAAAGCTGTAAAGTCGCTGACCGTCTACTGTTGTGTCTGAATCGTTTGATACAGTGAAAGGCCATTCTACTTCAGAGTTGATTATATCTCTCTGTGATTTGTTGATGAAGTCTGCAACAGCTGTTTGAATACCACGAGTAGAGGTCACGTTTGTGATTTCTACTTCGTTAAGCTCTCGTAAAACTGCGTTGCAAAGTTGTAAGTAATTCATTAGCTACTCTTATGAGGTTCGTAGTGTTCTTCAACGGATGTGGTTACATCAAAAGTCCCGCCACTTTCCATGTGACAAACAAGTTTGTCTCCGGCGTTTAAATGGAGGAGAGAACCTCCGGGGATGATGTCCGCTACAGTATTTGCAGACATAGACAAATCATTGACTAAGTTTTTGTAAGATGTGCTAGAGGCCTGATACACTTCAATGCTGACTTTTTTACTGCTTGTAGTGCCGTTTGTTACATGTAAAAATCTTACTAAACCATCATGATTAGCAGGACAGGTGTATAGCACGTTACCACTTGCTCCTCCAGAAGTTGCACTTATAGTGATAGATGCTGTGGTAAATTTTGCAATGTTAAGAACAGACATTAGTACATCGCCCGTCTTGAGGTGCTACCACATGAGTACATCTTGCCTCCATACGCCGCTTTTGTACGCACGTTAGTAGGTTTACCGCCTACACCTTGCGCCTTTGCACGTTTACGACGAACCGCACTTGCCTTCTCTTTTGCAGACATTCGATTCGCTTTCGCACGAGGAACACATTT